AAAAAGAGATTGCCGATATTATGATTCAAGGCATGAAGATAGAGTTGTATAAAGAAGCCGGCCGAATGGCTATTCGTGGTGGTTATAAGAGAAGGAGATAGCAATGGCTGGACAACAAGATATAGGCGCACTAGTCGTCACACTAGAAGCGCAAACCGCTGCGTTTGAGAAAGGGATGGCGCAAGCAACAAAGTCATTGCAAGGATTTGGCGCGGCATCGAAGGCGGTTGAAAGTCAGTTAGGCGGTATTCAAGGCGCGTTTCTAAAGTTTAACGTTGCTACTGCCGCCATCTCAACCGGTATGTCCGCTATTTCTAGCGCGTTTGGCAAGCTTCGTTCTTTTGCCTCTGTTCGCGAAAACTTAGATAATATTCAAGCATCGTTTACCGCGGTGTTAGGTAGTGGCGAGCGGGCTGCTGACATGATGGAGCGCGTTATGCGCATCTCAAACGAATTGGGCTCGGATTTACCGTCAACGGCTAATGCTATTCGAAGAATGGCGATCGGTTTAAAGCAACTTGGATCGACTAACGATGAGATTGAAAGAATCTCCACAACCTTCTTGAAGATCGGTGCCATCGGTGGATCGATTGAAGAAGCTACCGCAGCCATCTTTCAGTTTTCTCAAGCGCTAGGCTCAGGCACACTTCGTGGTGACGAATTAATTTCGCTGTTAGAAAGACAGCCACTGATTGCGCAAGAGATTGCTAAGTATCTGCAAAAGATTGGCCTATCAGCGGATGGTACAATTGGATCGCTTAGAAAATTAGCGTCTGAAGGCAAAGTTACATCTACACTGCTTAAAGAGGCGCTTTTAGACGCAGAAGAGCGCATAGCAGAGGCATACGCTGGCCTGCCATTAAAGATTTCTCAAGCGCTAAATAAACTTAAAAATAGACTCGATCAATTTTATATTGAAATTAACAAAGAGTTTAAAATAAACGAAGCTATTGGATCAGGACTAACGCAATTGCTTTCTGCGGTAGAGCCTGCGCTTGCCAATCTATCGCAATTCATTAAAGACGTTGCTAAGAATTTTGAAATAGTTCAAGCTGTTGCTCTTGGCCTTGGCATCGCCTTTGCAAACGTGTTGGTCCCAGCTGTATGGTCACTAGTCGCCGCGTCGGCTGCGTTTATTGCTACACCTCTTGGCCTCGCTATTGCGGGTATTGGCGCTACAATTCTTGCAGTTGTGGCGTATTGGAAAGAGCTGCGCACGGCGATTATTAACACCGCAATCTCAGTACTAGAATACGCAGCAGTCTCTAAAGAAGCTTTTGGATTTGACTCATCTAACCTTAGGGCGATGATTATCAATCTTGAAGCCGCTAAGATGGAGATGGAAGAGCTCGGCAAAAAGACCGAAGAAGTCCCAAAGAAACTGTCCGACGCAGAAAAGGCCGCTAAAAAGGCCGCTGAAGCCGCTAAGAAGTTTCAAGAGGCTGTAGGTAAATCTTGGGAAAGTTTTATAGAAAGCTTACAAAAGGTTCGAATCGAGACGTCATTGGTTGACGCTAAGATTAGAGAGTTAGAGAAACTTGTTTCTACTGAAAAAGATCCGCGTTTACTTAAGCAGTGGAAAGAAATGTTAGACCAAATTAAGGCTAGCTCGCTAAGCGCATTTGAGGCTTGGGAGCAAGGCGTTAAGAAGCTTAATTTTGGCGACACCACTGCAGATATGGAAAAGCAGATTAAGGTTTATCGCGAGCTGGCCGCCGCAACAGATGATGCCATTCTTTCGACTAAATACCTTAATCAAGCTAAGAAGATGGAAGCAGAGATTGCCGATTCTATCGATCCATTGGCTGGATTCAAGCGCTCTTTAGATGAAACTATAAATGCTAGTGATTTACTAGTTGCTAAGTTTTATCTTATCGATGAAGCTGTTACTCGAGGACTCGATCCTGAAAAAGCAGAAAAGATGAAAGAGGCCTTGCTTGGCGTCGATAGCGCTGCTAAGCAAGTAGGTGAAAGCATTGCCGATGCCATCGCGAGTAATGCTAATAATGCTGTTAATAGCTTTATCGATAATATTGGCCAAGCGAAACTTTCATTCTCAGATTTTGCAGAAGCTGTGTTAAAAGATATTGCTAAGATGATCGTACAGATTCTCGTTATTACGCCCTTGATTAAATCCTTAAAGGCAGCAATGTCTGGTATGAGTCTATTCGGCGGTGGCGGAGGTATTGGAGGTCTTATTCCGCTCTCAACTCCTGCCGCTGCTTCAGTAGATTCTCGCAGTATGACAGTAGAAAGTGCCATGCCAATCAGTAGTTATGGCAGTAGATCGGCAATGATGCGTGCCAGTATCCCATCTATTCAACCGTTTATGGGTGGCAATAAGAGCGTCGCCTCGGCGCCAAGCGCTGCTTCGTCAGAGACTATTGTAAACGTGTATAATAGCGCAGATGCAACAGTAAAGACTGCCGAAACAACCAATGCAGATGGGTCTAAGCAGATCGATATCATGATTGAAAAGAAGGTCAAAGAGCTGTTTGGCACAGGCGCTATGGATAAATCTATGCGCGCCTCTTACGGCCTTGTCCGTGCTGCATCATAATAAGGAGTAATATATGGCAATAACTATTGCGCCGCGTCCCTTGGAAATCGACGGTTGTATGCAGTCGTGGAGCGAGACCTATCAGGCGAATACTATTCGTAGCGGTATGGACGATATGGAAGTAAAGGTGCGCCGTAGGACTACTGGTTTAGTGCGCACTATTGATACTACTTTGACTCTTAAAGCCAATCAATATGATACATTTGTAGAGTGGTTTAGAGTTGCCCAACAAGGCGGCTCTATTCCTACTCGCATTAAGCGACCGCAAGATGGCCAAGAAACCGTAGTGCGAGCGACTGAGCCTCCACAAATCCAATGGATCGATAAGAACGTGTTTCAAGTCGCCATGAAGTGGGAGCAGATGCCTGCTTGGGTGACGCTATGAGTCGTATGGTGAGCCCACAGAATCAAGCAGATATCCAAGCCACCAGCTCATCGGTCGCTTGGCTATTCTTGCTGACCATTGAGGCAAAAGATAAGCCGCCGCTCCGTCTCGTAAACAACAACGAAGTGTTTGTGAGCAATGGTATCGAGTATCAACCGTTCCCATTTAGTCTTAATCTACCTGCTGATACTGGTGAGCGTTTGCCTCGCATTCAGCTAGCCATTTCAAACATCTCAAACGAGATTATTGAGGCTATTAGAGCAGAAACAACGCCACCTATGTTGACCATAGAGATGGTTAGTAGTGCATTCCCAGACATCGTTGAAAAGCGATTAGATTTCCTTACATTGCGCGGCGTGTCTTACGACGCTAGCATGATTACAGGAGAGTTAGAGGTAATCAACGTAATGTCTACCGGATTTCCAGCAGAAGTCTACGATCCAGTGCATTATCCCGGATTATTTAGATGATTGACTGTAGCTCTTCGCAAGAGAGCTATGGTAAATTATTTACAAGGAGTTAGGATGAGCATCCTTAAATTTATCGGTATTCCTTATGTAGTTGGCGGTGAGAGTTACGATGGTGCTGATTGTTACGGAATCGCAAAACTCTATACCAAAGATATTCTACATAAAGAATTGCCTACTTATATGTATTCAAGTTTAGATAATGAAGCGGTTGCCGAGTTGGCAATCAAATCTGCGCAGCACGGTCTTGGCGCCTCTTGGACGAAAGTCGAGGTGCCGCAACATGGTGACATAGTCACGTTCCGTATAATGGGTCATGAAATCCATTGCGGTATTATGTTGAATGGCTCGGAGTTTCTCCACAGCCTTAAAGGCCGTATGTCTTGCATTGAGGACTTATCTCATGTTAACTGGAAACACCGTCTCACAGGAGTATTTAGGTATGGATGAGTTAGAGATATTAGATGCGCCTAGTACGCGACACAAACAGTTAACACGCTTATTGACGCCAAGTGGTCCAAATGATTTAGCGATTGTAGCAATGCCTGGCGAAAACGCCCAAGAGTTTATTAACCGCGCTATCGTGCCAGAGTTACGCTCGTATGTTGTCTTGTTTAATCATGGTATGAAGATTACCAATCCGGAGAATTTCTGGCTGCGAGAAGAAGATGAGATTTTGCTCGTTGTTGTGCCACAAGGCGGCGGTGGCGGTGGCGGTAAAGGCATCTTAGGCACCGTGCTTATGATCGCTGTTGTCGTAGGCGCGTCTGCGCTTACTGGCGGTTTAGCTGGTGCAGGATATTTAGGCGCAGCCTCGGCTGCTGCCGCGGCCGCTGGGACAACCACTCTTACGATGTCTTTGGTAACGGCCGGTATTACAATGGTTGGCATGATGGCAGTAAATGCTCTCATTCCACCTCCTGGCGTTAACACAAACAATGGCGGCTCCGGTGGATCGGGCTCTACAACGTCCCCAACATACAGCTTAGGCGGCCAGTCTAACAGCGCGCGTCCTTATGCACCGGTAGCAAAGATATACGGTCGCCATAAAGTATTCCCACAGTTGGCTTCTAATCCGTTAATTGCTAATCAAGGAACGCAGTCAACTGTATCTGCACTGTATGACTTTGGACTAGGAGACGTGCGTGTTACTGATTTAAAGATTGGTGATACACTTGCTTCTACGTATAATCCAGAATTTATTTGGCATTATGATAGCTACGTAACGAATACCACCTTCTTAACCAGACGAGTAGGATACGACCAATATAGTTATGCCTTGAAGAGTGGATCAGAGTTAATTGTTCGCACCAAGCAGGCGACAACCGCGTTTGATGTGGATATTGATTTCCCACGAGGCATGTGTTATTTCAATGACGAAGGAAATCCTACAAACCACAGCGTGTATGTTAATGCTCAATATCGTCTTTTAGGCGAAGCAACCTGGCGCAACGTGCCGGCCTCAGCGTTTAAAGGTATCAACGCATGGGAGCAAAGCGATCCACCTCCACCAGCCGCGTTTAAGTATTATAAAGGCAAGGCATGGTCAGGCGATCCTAATCAACGTATTGGATTATCAGCGGCTACGCGCGAGCGGTTTGTTGCGGTAGTTTCGATTACGCCTCCTGATGTAGGTGAATTTGAGTTTAGAATTATTAAAGGAAGTGCAGACAGCACCGACAATCGCGTCGCTGAAGACATGGTAGTGACAATGATGAAATCCTATAAGGATGGATCTGTTGTCAATCTCAATAAGAAACATACGATGCTCGAGATGCGTGTTAATGCCTCTGATAAACTATCTGGCACAGTCCAAACATTGAACGGCATTGCACAGTCTATTCTGCGCACTACACAAGACGGTAAAACGTTTTTGACAGAAGCAACTAGTAATCCGGCATGGATTGCGTTGGATATTCTAACAGGCGAAGGCAATAGAAAGCCGATTAAAGACGAGCTAATCGACTGGGCGAGCTTTATTAAGTTTGCTAAATGGTGTGATGAAAAGAAATACTATGCTAACTTTGTAGTAGACTATCGCACAACAGTGCAAGAGCTAGTAGCCTCAGTGCTATCTACGGGCCATGGCGCTATGGTCTTTACGACGTCAGGCAAATATGGTATATTGCTTGATGAAGAGCGCGATACTCCTCGTCAAATGATTACGCCAGCCAACTCATGGGGTTTCAGAGGCAGTCGAGTGTTTACTGACATTCCTCACGCGTTCTTAGTTACCTTTATTAATGGCGAGCCTTCAGGAGTGGTATCTGAAAATAAGCCTGAGATTACTTGGAAAAAAGAAGAGCGTATAGTCTATAACGATGGATACGACGAAACCAACGCTACAAACTTTGAGACGTTAGAGACGTTTGGTATCACCAATCCCGACCAAGCTTGGAAGTATGGCCGCTATATGATGGCACAAGGTATCTGGAGAAGCGAGACATTCTCTGTGTCGATGGATATAGAGAACTTAGCAGTGCAGCGCGGTGATTTAGTATATGTCGCAAATGATGTTGCTAAGATCGGCGGTATGGCCGCTCGCGTCGTTGAAGTAAATGGTAACGATGTCTTTCTTGACCAGACTTTGTCGATCCAACCTAACGGATATTCTGTTCGGACTAGCGACGGTGAAATCCGGACGGGCCTTATTTCTTCGGCCGTTTCTGAGCAGTACGGTACTAGATTAACTTTAGACAATGCGAGTGGCATTGAGCCCGACGATCTTATTACAGTCGGTATTACTGAGCGTGTTGTAGGAAAGTATATTGTCCAAGCCATTACGCCCGGTGCAGACCTTAGCGCTGAATTGGTTTTAGTTAGATATGCTCCACAAGTATATCTAGCTGAGACAGGAGAGATTCCACCTTGGGACGCTGAAGCTTCTCAAGACTTGATCGATTCAACAACGCTTTACATCGCATCGCTAGAGGCAAAGCAAACGTTTGTGTATGCTGAACGTCGTCCTTCTGCGGCCATTACTTTAGAATGGACCATTGGAGGATATGGCTACTCTAAAGCAGACGTATATGTCCAACTTCCAGATGGCTCTACTAAATACCTTGGAGACTCACTAGCTTATAGTTATCAATATATTTTAGACTTGCTTGGAAACCCAGCTTTAGTTGGCGCTCCGTTGGTGTTTACAGTCACCCCTGTAACGGCAGGAGGAGTTGAAGGAAGATCGGCAACAACCTCTATCACAGTCGTAGCAGACACTGCGCCACCGGCTGATATTAAAGATTATACTCTGAATGTGCAGTCTGAAACCGTGCAGCTATCGTGGTCAATGGGAGAAGACCCTGACTTGTCCTATTATGAGATTAGATATTCTCCTGATGTACGAGTGCCAGAGTGGAGATATAGTCAGCAATTGGCGATCGCTCCATGGAACTCAACTACGGTTTCTGTAGGCGCAAGAACAGGCACATACTTTATTAGAGCGTATGATACTACTGGAAACGCGTCCAACGTAGAGCAGCGAAGAACGACTGTTGTCCAACTGCCAAACACAGAGGTAATCAAGGATGTTGATGATCGCCTTATTCTATGGCCAGGAGAAAAGACTAACTTTGACGTTCGCGCTGTAGCTCGAAACAAGCCTATGAGCGAGTGGTATAAGCTATCTGATCTAGGTTTTATGGACGAAGTCG